ATACTACGATTACTAACAGAACGACTACAAGCAGGTCTTGATAAGCGTGATGGTGTAGTATTAGATGATCCAGATACTTGGAAACTTAATCCTACAGAACTTAAAGATGTTAGTCAAGCATTAGAAGCAATATATTTTGTTCATAAAGATTTGAAGGCAAGTTAATGCTTGGCGAAGATGTATTAATGGCGAGAGCATTGCGCTACAGTGTGGATACAAACAATCTTACTATTGATGCATTAAAAACAATACCAGGACCATTAAAAACAAAATTAATGGATTTAAGTATTGAGATTGCTGACGATATGAGATATCATCAACTTAAATACTTTAGACCTTTCAAACATCAATTTGAGTTTTTCAAAACAGGTAATAGTGAGCGTAGAGGTATTCTTGCCGCTAATCGTATTGGTAAAACAGTATCTACTTGTTTTGAAACAGCATATCACTTAACAGGATTATATCCTGATTGGTGGGAAGGTCATCGCTACAGTGGCCCTATCACAGCAATGGTTGCTGGTGAAGGTTGGAGTCAAGTAGCGTTAGTATTACAAAATGAATTGTTAGGAACACAGGATGTCAAAATATCTGAAAATCTTGGATCTGGTGCTATACCACGGGAGTGTATTGTTACTGGTACTATGCGTAATGATGGGGCAAACTGCATTGGAGTTGAAATTAGGCACAAGTCTGGCGGTAATAGTTATTTGCTATTTGCCAACTATACGCAAGAAGTTAGGCAGTTACAAGGATTCAAACTCAACCTTGCCGTCTTTGACGAACAACCGCCGGACGACTTCTTCAGTGAAATCGTTACGAGGACAGCGACAACGCAAGGTAAGGTTCTATGTTCATTCACGCCATTAAAAGGATTGAATGGATTAGTTAGTAAGTTTTGGAACAAAGAAGAAGGTTACGAGTATATTCGTGTTAGTTGGGATGATTGTCCAGAGTATGATCCCTGGGGCTTACCATTCTTATTAAACGCAACTCGTAGACAACTTGAACGTGATTATTTACCACACGAACGAGAAGCTCGTATTGCTGGTAAACCTGTTATGGGTAAAGGTGCTGTGTTTCAACTTAGTAATTGGCCTACATACAAAACTGGTGAGATTGATTTTACAAGACTACCAAACATACAAAGAGTTATCTCACTTGACTTAGGTTTAGTAAATGACAAGACAGTTATTAGTTTAATATATTGGGAACCATATGAGCGTGTTGCTTATTTACATAGACAAATCATTGTGCAAGGTATTGAGGAGGCTGTCCCCACTCAGTATATCAATCATCTCCTTCGCCCTGAAGTGTTTGGCACTCCTATTGTTTTACCTGCTGATGCAAACACTAGTGGGAGATACACGATGAGTTCAAGTAGTATTAGAGAACTGTTTGAAAGTTATGAACTAAATGTGTATGAGAAAGCGATAATGAACCCGCCTGATAACGAAGGTCGTGTAACTAATCACAAGAGTTATGGTATCAATCAAATGCGTCAAATGCTAGAAGTAGGAAGTTTAATGGTTAATGAGAACTGCACAAACTTTCTAAGTGAAGCACAAAACTATTTTGTTGATGAGCGTGGTAGATTCAGTGATCCAGATGATTGTATTGATAGTTGTCGTTATGGAATACTTGCTTGTTTACAGGGGATAGCAGAGCCCTGGGATAATCGTAACTCTCAACAAAGAATGATAGCACAACGAGATAGATATGTAAAAAGAGATGACAGCAATAAACCTAGTTGGAAAAGGTCATTCTCAGCAACTTAAGGAATAGAAATGAATTGGAAAGTGATAAATGGTAACAGTGCCGAAATACTGAAAACGTACCCAGACAATAGTTTTGACTGTGTAGTCACAGACCCACCATATGGTATTAACTTCTTAGGCAAAGCTTGGGATAGTAATACAGGTGATAAAGAGGTTTATGAACAATGCTTACGAGTGTTAAAGCCAGGTGGTCATTTACTTGCGTTTAGTGCGGCACGAACGTATCATCACTTAGCAATGACTGTTGAGACAGTTGGCTTTGAGATTAGAGACCAGATTATGTGGATCTATGGCAGTGGTTTTCCTAAATCGCAAGATATTGGAAAGCAAATTGATAAGAGAAACAAAACAACTGATAGTGAATGGAATGGTTGGGGCACAAGTTTGAAGCCTGCGCACGAACCTATTGTAATGGCTCGTAAACCTATTACTGAAAAGAACATTGCTACTAACATTCAAACATATTCTACTGGAGCAATCAATATTGATGCTACAAGAATAGGTGATAGATTTCCAAGTAATGTATTAGGTGAAATAGAAGAACCATATCAAAAATATTTTTATTGCCCTAAAGTCAATCGTAGTGAAAGACATATTGGATGTGATATGGAAAACGCACCAAGACCTGGAAGTAATGGTCACGGAGGTGGCATTTATGAGAACGATACTTGGGCAGAAAGCTTGCAGAATGTAAATGTTTCAAGTAGTGAGCATAATACACACCCAACAGTAAAGCCCATAGAACTAATGAAATATCTTATTAAGTTAGTCACACCACCAAATGGTCACATATTAGATCCTTTCAATGGCAGTGGATCAACAGGCTGTGCGGCAGTAGAACTTGGTTTTGATTACACAGGTATAGAACTTGATCCAAACTATGTTGCTATTTCAACAAAACGCATTAGTGCTTGCGAGTTATCAACTAACGCAACGTTCAATAAACTATTTGAGGAAGAATAATGGAACCAAGATTTTTAACAACAGTAGGTGAAAACACACCTGTGATTATGTGTGAAAAACACGCACAAATATTTGAGAAGATGATGATGGTAAATGAAATACCACATACTATTTACGAGATGGATGACAGTTTAGAAGAATACAAATGCCAGGCTTGCAATCTAATACCTGATATTATTGATAATCAGCCACGCATCATATTACCGGGAGAATATCATTGAGTAAAGGAAGCAATCGCAGACAAGAAGATGTAAAGAAAGTTAGAGATAACTGGGATGTTATCTTTGGTAAAAAGGATCCTAAAGAAGAAAAACCTAAAGGAACTACCGAAAAACAAAAGACTAAATAGTAGATACTAAAGGTAAACCCCCAATATGTTAGATATTAAGAATATCCCAATTGAAAACATCAATCAAAACAGAAAGATTAACAGTAATTTTGTTCGTATGAAGAATCTTATGGATGTTAAGATGGCAAGTTATTTGCGTTATCTTGGCACAAAAAATGCTGTAAATCGTGCTAGTGATTATCATTATCTATGTCTTGCTGTAACCGATTCAACAGCACCTGTAAATGGCATTGATTACATTCACCCAAGTGTAAAACCAGTTGTGGATTACGCAACAGCAGTTGTTGCTAAAGGATTAATGCCTAATGGTGAAATTAACTTTGAGTTTGTAGCAGATACAGAAGAAGATGAAATAGCGGCAAGACAAGCAACTGATATGGTCAGTAAAGTTGTTAATCAAATGAATGACCCACACTTCATATTAGAGCGTTGGATTATGGATGCTATGATGCACAAGAATGGTATGATGATGATTAAGCCCATTCGTGATCCTATTACTCGCTATGTAGAAACACAGGGCACAAATGACCAATTAAAAGCATTTGAACAACAAGCAGGTGAAAGTGGACTAACAGCAATGCGTCAGAGTAAACGCAGAGTTAGTGTTGAAATGGAAAAGGTAATGGCTGAAATACAACAAAACTTAGGTGAAGAAGTATCATCGGTCAACAAAGCAAAATTAGATGCACTATTTGGCGCAATGTCAATAGATGAAGAAATTGAAGAAACAGTAGATGGTTATGAAACAATTGCAGATGCAGAACAATCTGTATTAGACGAAGCAATTAAACGCAACACAATCTATAGTGCAAAATACAAACTAACTGGTTACAATATCAATGTTAGATTTCATCCTATTTCCCAACACTATTGGATATGTGATCCTACAGTTCCTGAGATGAGAAATCAACCATTCTGTGGTTATTATGATCCAATGAGTATTCAAGAAGCATTAGATTTATATCCAGGCATTAATTTAGAACAATTTAGAGAACACGCTGAATACAATATGAATGGCGCATATCAAGCAGGTAGTGTATTAAACAATCTTGCTATTCACGCACGTGATAGTGTTCCAGTTATGGGTATTCCTGTTTCTAGTGCGAGTAGTGCTGATCCAGATAGTCGTCAAGTAACAGTTGTTACTGTATGGAACAAATATGATATTGATGGTGATGGTGAGTTAGAACTTGTAGAAATTATCTATAGTGGTTCATACATTATCAGCGCAAAAGAAGTAGAGTTTATTCCTGTTGCTAATATGTGTCCTAAACCATTACCAGGTAACTTCTATGGTATGAGTGTGGCTGAAAGTGTTATTCCAATGCAAGAATACAATACATCAGCCGCACGTGCAGAAATACAATTAGGTCTATTAACAGCAACACCTCGTATTGGTGTTAAGCCTGATCGTTTAGACTTTGAGATGTTACAAGATGGCGAAAGTGCTATCTTTATATTAGACAGCAAGTTTGATCCAACAAAAGACATTTATCAACTACCTCCTCCAAGTGGAAATCTACAGTTCTTGGAAGTTGCTATGAATCGCATACAACAAGATACAATGGCTATGGTTGGTATGACTACACCTACTGATGTATTCAATCCAGAAGTTATGGCACCTGGTAACAGTGGTATTAAACTACAATTAGCATTGACGCCTAATCAAATCATACAAGACAATACAGTTCGTAATAGTGCTGAAGGTCTTAAAGAAGCGATTTGGTTGATATGGAGAACATTAATTCAATATGGTGATGATTATGGTGTTAAGAAACTTGCTCAAAACTTCCACCCTGACAAACAACCTGTGTACTTAGATTATCAAGCTTGGGATGATATGAACTTCTGTGATAGAAAACAGATTCGTATGGAACTTAGCATTGGTATGATGAGTGAAGAAAATGCATTAGGCAGATTACAAATCATTCAAAAATGTCAGGCTGATTTGTATCAAACTACTACAAGTATGGTTCAAGCAGGCACATTGACTAAAGAAATATATCAAAAGGTCAAGAAGCCATTTGCTGATACATTGTATGTGCTTGGTGTAAAAGACGCAGATACATATCTACCAAGTGATGAAGAAGTTGAACAAATGATTGCACAAGGTGCTGAAGCAATGAAGAATCGTGAGCCTTCACCAGAAGATAAGAAACGATTAGCAAGTGCTAATTTGGATACTATTAAAGCACAGCAAATACAAGCAGAAATGACTGGTGAAGATATGGAAAGTCAACTAGACCTAATGAGTTTAGCACAAGGAAAGCCAAAAGTTTACAGTTAATTTATCGGACTAAATAGAATATGATTAATGACGATAGCATAGAATTTTTTAATAATAGATTAACAGTAGACTTAAACAACATAAAAAAACTAACTCCTGCTCAACAAGACAGAGTTAGACATTATGGTAGTCAAGCAGAACAATTGCTAAAGAGTAAAGACTTAGCAATGTTTGTGCATCATTTTAAGTTTGAATTGGCTGACAACTTAGCAAGTATAAGAGGTCATACAATAGATGATGATAAACAGCGAGTAGCATTATGTAATGAACTTGCTGGAATAGACAGTTTTATTACTTCTCTAAAAAGAGCAGTATATTTGAAAAGTAAACTTGGTAACACGCAAGTGCCCGAAGAGTTAAATTAAGGAAATAAAAATGGAAATAACGACAAGTCCTAACACTGAAACCAGTGCGGTCACAGGTCAAAGTGCAGTAAGTGATGATTCAATAGCCCAGAAGATGGCCGCAATGTTAGATTTGCGTAACCAAACAAGGACTACACCACAATCTGCAACAGGTCAAGAAGAATCGGCAGATGCTTCAAGCCCTGTGGCACCCAGCGACAATGCTGAAGCCGAAGTTGGTGATACCAATGATGATAGTTATGCAAGCGACAATCAAGAAACAGACAGCCAGGAAACTGTAACTGCTGATAGTAATGATAGTTCTAGTGATGATTTGATTGACTTTATTGAATTCGCAGATAGTAACCCGAACGCTAAGTTCAAGTTTATGCGAAATGGTAAAGAAGTCGTAATTGATGCTAAGAAAGCCGCGGCAATATTAGGTCAAGGATCAGCAATACACGAAGAAGCAAGAGAATTGAAAATCCAAAAAGCTGAGTTTGACGAGTACCTAAAGGGAAAGCAACAAGAGCAAGAGGGTTTGACTTTAGCAATGGAATTTACCGTTCAACCTAAATTGCAGGGTGCGTATGATGAAATTGTGAAAACACAAGGTTATCAAACAACTTTTCAACAACAGTTGCAACAAACCCGTGATCCAGCAACTATTGCAAGGATTCAGGCAGCGATGCAACAGAATGAACAGTATATCAGGCAACAACAAGACGTAATAGGTCAGATGAAGCCAATGGTAGACCAGTTTAGACAAGTGCGTAGTCAGCAAGTTAGTGAGCGATTAAATCAGGCTCGTAAAAGCTTTACAGACAAAGAGTTGAAAAATGAATATGTCTATAATGAACTAAGAGATAAGGTTACTAAGTTATGGCCTCAAGCCAGACAAGAAATCATACCTGGTGTTCCTAACATTGACCTCATCAGTAGTGATGAGAACTTACTAAGTTTAGTACGTGATGGATTACGCTATAGAGACAAACCTTCTACAAAGTCAGCAGGATCAAGTTTGGCAGTGCTAACGCAACGCCGAGGATCATCTACACAAAAAGGTGGAGGTGATGACTTGAGTAAACTTCGTGAACAAGCCAAGGGCGGTGATAAAAAAGCCGCAGACAATCTCTTAACACAACGATTAACACAAATTCGTAGTGCTAGAGGTGGTAGATAAAATATAGCCTATATTTACATTCAAGGAGAATAAAATGGCAGAAATTACAACCAGTCAAATTGGTAACGGAACAACAGCATACGGCTCGGACATCGTTGTCAAAGACTTAGATTTAGACGTATCAAATCGTGTAAAAGACGATACCCCAGTACTTAATATGTGTATGGCCAAGAAGCGCAAAGTTAACTCAACATTGCCACTATGGACAGACGACATTTATCGTGCGCCAGAAGTTCAAGCGCAAGTTGAAGGTGCTACAGTTGCTACTTCACAAGCAGAGAGCAACCAGCGTTACAACTTAGGTAACTACACACAGATTTTCAGCACAGTTATTGCCGCTTCAGGTACAGCACGTGCAGTTATGCAATCTGGTGGTGACCCACAAGCATACCAAGAAGTCAAGCAATTGATTCAAATGATGTTTGACGTTGAGTTACAACTTGTTCGTAACGACCAAATCGGTACTAAGTATGCTGGTCAAACAGGAACAGCCTCTGGTCTACCAGCAGGTCAAACAGGTCGTCGTATGGGTTCATTAGCCTCTTTTGCAGGTTCAATGAGTTTCAACACAACATCTGGTTCAATCAGTGGCTTAGACACATTCTTCAATAACGAAGATACAGATAGTTCTACACAAATCAGTAATGCATTACGCATTTATGCTAATGGTAGTTACTACTATTCTGGCACTTTCACTAACCAAGTGTTCAGTCCAGTATTGTATAAGCAGTTAGTAACTGTTGCTGAACAGCGTTACAATGCAAAAATTCGCACAATGGTTGCTCCAACAAGTTTGAGAACAATCATCAGTGATAACATTGTAAGTTCTAATACTTCTGTAAACCGTCGTAATGTTGAACGTGGTGACACGATTCAAACTTATGAAGGTGACTTCAACTATACATACGAAGTGTATGATTCTTGGATTATGGATAGTGCAGGCGTATCTAACTCAATCTACTTCCTAAACGAAGAAGTATTGCAGTTTGGTTCATTGCGTGACCTAGGTCCTAACAACGAAGTATTCAGTAATGCTGATGCTAGTTTGGATCAGTTCATTATGGAAGGAACATTAATTGTTCGTAACCCAGCAGGCGTTGGTATGTTAAACAACATCACTAACACAGGTTCATTGGTTACAGCATTACGTCCAGCCGCAACTGTTCAAAGAACAAACTTCGGTCCAGGCGATGTAACACCTTAATTCTCTCAAGAATTTTGATACAACAAAAAGGCTCTTCGGAGCCTTTTTTCGTTAGTATTATCAATAAATCAAAAGACTAAATACATATTATGAGCAATATAAATAACCCTGAATACTTAGACGATACCGATCCTGAAAAGAACTTAGATTTTTACAGACAGGATAGTGGTGGAATGATTACCAACCATAATGGTGTAGCAGACAAACTACTAAAAAATGACAAACTTTATAATAATATGAAGGGTGATTGGAAACGTAGTGATTGGAATAACGCCAATAACATTAAAGTGACAACAGGTCGCCAAGATGGCAAGTTCTTTATTACCAGAGAACAACAGAACACAGAAGAAATAAAATTGCGTGTTAAAAACTACAGACACGCCGCAGAAATGGGAGTGCCTGATCCATTAGCACCAATTGGTGAAGATGGCAAATTAACATACAAATGGATGGAACTACCAACAGTTATTAGTATTCGCATCAGTGACCAATACTTCGGTGGCATACCTTGGCAAGCACTTAAAAACGACAGAACATTGAAGGCTCAGTTCTATCGTGTAGTAGAAACAGAATACCCACAATATGTATGCTATCCAGGTGGCAAACTACCTATTCCAATAGATGTAGCATACCCTACAAAAGTAGGACAACAAAAATTCTTTCAAGGACATTAAAATATGTTTGTAATCCCAACAGGTGATGACTTAGTAACATTCATCAAAGACTTCACAGGCTCAACAAATGACGAAGAAATAAAGAAGTGCATATTTATGGCTGAGTTATCAATGCGTAACATTGAACTACCCGCATTGCGTAGTGATCCATATGCACCAGAAAACATTGGTGTAGCAGATGCAATGGGACATATTCCTATTCCTGGTGATATGAACAAGCCTATATTGTTTTTCAAACAAGGACAACAATACAACACAAGTGCAAGTGCAACTGGTATTAGTGGTCAAACTACGATTGTTTTAACAAGTGTTCCAAATCAACAAATTCAAGTTGGTATGATTGTAACTGGCACAGGTATTGGTGTAGGAGCAAGTGTCTATGCGGCGCCAAGCAGTAGCATTGGATCAGTCATTACATTGACTGTACCAAATGGAGGCACAGTAAGTGGAACGATTGATTTTACAACAGTTGGATCACAAAGTAGTCAAACAGGTCCTTGGATCGTTTATGATCGTATTGGTGATAGAGATATCATTACACAGGGTATGGTAGCACAACTGTATCTACAACCAGTCAATGTCCCAGCAGTTATTCGTGGTAAATTCAGTGAAGTTTATAACAACTATCAGTTCTTACCATATGTTGCGGCAGGCGATCTTATCAATATGTATTACTACAAGGCGTGGCCTTTACTATTCAGTCCAGTTAATGATGAATTAGTTAGTGATGTGGGTAGTGTAAATCCTATCAGTGGTAGTGGTCCTTGGTTGATTGCTATTACAGGTATGACTGATACAAGCATATTAACTGTAGGTGATAAGATTACAGCAACACCAGGAACAGGTAGTTTAGGAACTGGCTTCACAAGTGCCACTGTAACACAGATTACTAATTCAACAAGCATTCAAGTTAGCGTAGTTGGTGGTTCTAGTCCAGCAGGTGGCACAATCACAGATATCACATTAGTTGATGTAACCGTTCAAAGCAATGCTGTATTACAAACTTGGGCAGAAGGTTATGTTTATTCTACATTGCGTGAATATTACATCAAACGACACAATGCTGAAGATGCCGCAGTGTATGCAAGCAAATACGACAATGCGTGGAACATCGTCAATGACCAAAACAATCTTGGTAAATGGAGTGGAGGTCACACACGATTGACTTCAGTATGGCAACCTCGTCAGTATCGTCAGTATAATATCAAATAAGGTAAAAGAAAATGGCAAATGTATCATCAAATAACTTAACAACACTGTATTCTGGGGGTGGCGTAAATGTAAGACCAACTTCAGCGTATGGTAATGCCAATGTCGTATCATTACTAAATGTTGGAACAGATGGTGGCAACACAGTTACTAACATTATTGCTAGTGGTAATTTAACTACAGGTGGTGAAATTAATAGCACAGGTAATGTAACTGCACCCTGGTTTCTTGGTAATGTAATAGGCAACATTAGTGGTAACATAGTTGTTCCAGGATCAAATACAGCAGTATTATACAACGATAATGGTAATGCAGGAGCAAGTGATAATCTTAAATTTAACTTCTCAAGTAATGTATTGACTGCAAATGGTAACATTGTTGCTAATTATTTTATTGGTAATGGCAGTGGATTGTCAAGTTTAACGGGTAGTAATGTAACTGGACAAGTTGGTTATGCGGCTGTAGCAAATAGCGTAGCATTAGCTAATGTAAGTGGGGCAGGCAATATTGCATCAATCAATATAGATGGTAGTGCAAGTAACGTGTTATATGGTAATGGTGTGTTTGCGCCAGGTGGTGGAGGTAATGCGGCTAATGCTAATTATGCAAACTTTGCTGGAACTGCATTTAATGTAAGTGCAAGTAATGTTTCTGGTTTAGGGAACATCGCAGTATTAAACTTAGATGGTAATGTAAGCAATGTATTGAGTGGCAATGGATCTTTTGTTCCACTACCAACAGTTAGCGCAAATGCAAACTATGCAAACTTCGCGGGTACTGCGTTTAGTGTAAGTGGTAGTAATGTATCAGGTGAAGTAGCTAATGCCGCATATGCAAATGCCGCTAATACAGCTAATCTTGCATCATTCGCTACAACAGCAAATAGTGTAGCAGGTGCTAATGTAAGTGGTGAAGTAGCTAATGCAAACTTTGCAAGTTATGCTAACATTGCATCAAGTGCAAACAGTGTAGCATTAGCTAATGTAAGTGGTATAGGTAACATTGCAAACATCAATCTAGACGGATCTAGTTCAAATGTATTGTTTGGTAATGGAGTATTTGCACCTGAATCTACAAGTATAGCTAATGCAAACTACGCAAACTTTGCTGGTACTGCATTTAATGTCAGTGGTAGCAATGTAAGTGGAGAAGTAGCTAACGCAAACTATGCTTCATATGCAAACGTAACCAATACAGCAAACAGTGTAGCAGTAGGTAACGTATCTGGCATTGGTAACATTGCAACAATCAACTTAGATGGTAATGCAAGTAATGCATTGCTTGGTAATGGATCATTTGGTCCAGTTGAAGTACAATCTACAAGCATTGCAAATGGTACAAGTAATATTAATATTCCAACTGCTAATGGAAATATTAACTTCTCTGCAAACAACAATGCTAACTTAGTGCAAGTAGATGCTAACGGAACTGTTTGGTTATATCCAACTACTTCACCAGTTAATGCATTACGTGTAACAAGCTATGGAACTTCAATTGCAAACGACACAAGCCGTATTACTAGTTTTAGAGCTAGAGGTAATTCAACAACTCCATTAAGTGTTCAACCTAATGATGCTACTATGCGTTTTGTAACTGTTGGTCACAATGGTACTAGTTTCCAAACAAATAGTGTTGGAAGTATTCGTGCTATAGTAGATAGTAGTTATACAGCTAATGGTACTAATATACCTATAGGCTGGCAAATACAAGTTAATGACACTAATGGTGGAATTAACAACCAATCTAAAACTCAGAACTTTTATGCAAATGGCAATGTAACATTTGCACAATATGTAAATGCAACTGGATACTTTGGTGACGGTGGCAACTTAAGCAATTTGACTGGTGCTAACGTAACTGGTCAAGTACCATATGCCAACGTTGCTAATAGTGTAGCAGTAGCTAACGTCAGTGGCATTGGTAACATTGCAACTATTAACTTAGATGGCAATTCAAGCAATGTTCTTTTTGGCAACGGCGTATTTGCACCAGAGTCTACAAGTATTGCAAATGCAAACTATGCTAATTTTGCTGGTCAAGTTGTGGATGCTACACAATCTAACATTACAAGTGTTGGTAACTTAGTAAGTTTGAATGTAGTTAATAGTGCGAACGTGACTGGAACAATACAACAACTTGCTCCTAATACAATTACTATTACAACAAATGCAACTAACAACACAGCATATAATTTAACAACAATATATGGTGAAACTAGTAACGTTGTAGAATCAGGACAACGTGCAGTTATTCGTAGTCGTGGTAATATTTCTACACCAGCAACAGTTGCAGTTAGTGATATTGGAACAAGAGATAGAGTTTACTTCTACAATGGCACAACTAACGCAATTGGTTTTAGTAGTACTGTAACATTAAGTAATTTAAACAGCAACAGTAATGCATACAGTACTGGTGCAAGTTATAATATTTCAGTTGGTAATCCTAACGGCGATCAAGGTAACGCTAACGCAAGTAGTGGATTCAACTTAATGCAGTTTAATCAAAACGGTCAATTATTATTGTTACCAGGTGCAAATAGCAGTATCGGTAGTATGTTGCAGATGTACAATTATGGACAGCCAGCAAGTCTATCTACTGCTCAAGGTATCACAATGAGTAGAGCACGGGGAAATCGTGACGGTAATTTAAGCGTTCAAGCAAATGATAATATTGGTAGAATTGTTTTTCAACCACATAATGGTACTAGTTTTGTAACTAATAGATTGCCAATACTTCGTGCAACAGTGGATAGTAGTTATACAGCTAACACAGCAAACATACCCGCTGGCTTCCAAATGATTACTTGTGACAATACAACTAGTTATACACATAACTTCTATGCGAATGGTAACATTGCATTTAGTGGTAGAGTAAGCGCAGGCAATTTAAGTGTTGGTGATATAATTTGTGGTAACATCAATGCGATTGGATCCGTTATTGAGGCTGGCAACAGTGTAAGGATTGGATTAGATAACAACACTACTCAAGGTATTTTACAGACAACATACAACAATGCTAACATTCAAACTGGTAGTTGGACAAGTTGGAGACAGCGCGGTACAAAAGCTAGCCCATTAGGTGTTCAAGCTGGTGATGAAATTAGTAAGTTCTCTAGTGTTGTATATGCTGATAGTGGTAACACATATGTTGATGCAGTTACACAACTAGCTACTGTAGTTAGTAACGATGGTGCTGGTAATGTTGTTAGTGGATTTAGAACTAGAGCATTTGGTGGTGCTAACAGCTTTGTATCTATGCAAGCTGGACAAATACAGTTTATGGATAGTAGTGCTTTTACTGCAAATGCTACAATCTACGCTAATGGTTTCATCTCAACTATCGCAAACATTTCTAGTTTGAACGCTAACTTAGGTAACTTAGCAACAGCTAACTACTTTAGTGGTAACTTAACTGGCAATACAAGTATTGCTAACTTATCACTAACCAAGTTCCAAGAAACTGTTGTTAGTGGTGGAACAGTAAGTGGAACATTAACACCTAATAGCACTGCTGGCACAATCTACAATTACACATTGAATGGAAATATTACAATTAATAGTTTAGGTAATGCAGTAGCAGGAACTAGTATGACATTGATATTAACGCAAGATGGTACAGGTAATCGTATATTAACTAGTAGTATGAAGTTTGCTGGTGGATTAAAAACACTAAGCACAGCGGCAAGTGCAACTGATATTATGAGTGTGTTCTATGATGGAACAACATACTATGCTACATTAAGCAGAGGATTTGTCTAATGTTTTCAGCAGTTGATGGATTTCGTTTTAATAGTAGTAGCACATATGTAGCACTTTACACTAGTGCTGATGATCCTAACACCTTAAGTTTTTTTATGAATGACGAGGGTGAAGCATACATTGGCACTAGTTATGGAACAAGTGCTCCTGTGGTAAAAACAAGCTTTTCCGGATCCATAACAAAATCATCTGAATTGACTCCTACTCCAGGTGAGCCACAACAGATGCGTTTTATTCAACCTGATTCAACTGGTAATATTTTCATAGGTGGCTTGTTTTTTGGAACAGACAATGATGCGTATGTTGTTAAGTTAGATAGTAATCTAGGTGTTATTTGGCAAAAATCATTAGTAGGTCCTAATGTTAGTCCAGGAAATAGCGACATAGTTCGTAGTGGAGTAGTAGATAGCAGTGATAATGTAATCATTAGTGGATTTGTTGATACTCCAAGCGGCGGAGTAGGACAACCTTTTCTATCCAAATACTATGGCAATGGCACATTATCTTTTAGTAAAACATTTAGTAATCTAAGTACAATCGTGGATGTAGCAGTAGATAGCAGTGATAACATTTACACATTAGGTGTTCAAGTGCCAACTGCAAATATTGATGGTATTGCATTACAAAAGTTTTATCCTAATGGCGCTTTTATTTGGGGTAAAGACTATTACGGAAATGTAGATATCAGTAATGATAGTGAAATGGCTATTGATAGTGGTGGAAATATTTATGTTAGTGTTAAAGAAGTATCTGGCACTGGATCACACATAACTATGTTTAATGATAGTGGCACTCAGCAATGGGGTAAACAGTTTAAGCAGTCAAGTAATAGTGCAAATATTTTAACAACATTAGGATTAACCTGCGATGATGGTAATCTTTATTGCACAACAGAATTGCCATCAGGAACTACTACAAGTTTCATATTCTTAAAAGTTGATAGTTCTGGAAACACAACTTGGGAACGAACAATATCTACAAGTAGTGGTAATCTTGGATGGGGCTACTCAAGTTATGCTAATGGATTCGTTGCTACATCAGGTGGAGTATCCGGCACACCATCATTGTGTGTAACTAAAATACCAGACGATGGAAGTCAAACTGGTATCTATGGAACTATAACTTATGCTAATACTTCAACTGTTAATAGTAATAGTTTTACTTCAAGTTTTACAACATTAACTGATAACACTAGCAATATTACACTAACTGAAACTACACCAACTTGGTCAAGTAATAGTTACACTTTTACTGCTAACATTACAATATTATAATTATGGGAAGACGACTAGGTGATAGTGGTACATTGCTTGAAAGACTATTAGACAAGCTTATTGTAGATGAAGTGACTGATTGCTGGATCTTTACAGGTGGTAAAAACAATATTGGTTATGGAATGATTCGTGATGGTAAGAAAATGCGGACGGCACATCGTGTCAGTTATGAAGAACATGTTGGTAAAATACCCCCACGAATGTGTGTGTGCCACTCTTGCGATAACACTCTATGTTGCGCTCCACATCATTTATGGTTAGGCACATTAAAACAAAACACACAAGATATGCTTAGTAAGGGTCGTGGTAAACCATTTGGTGGAACAGGAATGACAGGTAAGAAAATGCCCAAAACACTATGTGTTCATTGCAATCGGTTAATCAGTAATCCAGCATATGCAAGAGCAC